AGTTGGTGAACCAGAGTCCTGTAAAATTTCAGGCTCTTCATTGCCGTATCCACAATTTCCAAAATGGCTTTTGCCTCGGATTTCGCGGTGTTCTGTTTGTCGGAATATACGTTCACTTCGTAGTACAGGCGTGTCTGGTTCTCAGAGTTCGCGTCCGTGTTGGTCTGCCTGACAGGAACGTTATTTGTCTCAGCCACACTCACAGCCGGGAATGTCGCCGGACTCTCAACAAATCCTGCGTCAACCCTTGCGGACGGATAGGAAGCGGTCACAGCATTGAAAATCGTATCAAATACCTTGCTTTCGATATCAATCATAGCCGTATCATTCCTTCCGCAACCTCTGTGCCGTTCTGGATAATGAATTCCTTTGCGTTAAGCAGTCCATGTCTCGGCTGAACTTCCGTGAACCGTGTTTTCCCGAAATGCCAGGCCCCTGTCTGCGCGTATTCCCCTGAACCCACCTGTTCAGAGTATGAACCCGGATAGATATCAACAGGTTCAGGCTCTTCAAACTGGTAGGCCATCACCGCGTCACCAGCGCCGAATTCAGCAATGATTGCTCTGTACATGGTCTCCGCGCTGGTTCCGATATGCCCCTGAGCAAATCCTTCGTCTTCCCTGTCTCTTCGCCCCCACGCCGTTGCCATACCGCCATAGGCGGCATTGGCGACTTCCGATCCTTCCGTGACAAGGGTGTCCACAAGGTTATTGATTCCCTCTTGCAGGTTCCCTCTTGCCTCTTCCAGTCTTCGGATCGCGCTGGCGATGCTCCCCGGAGAAAGTTTGATGTTCAATCTCACTGCACATCAACTTCTTTCAGGTAATAGATCAGGTGATTCAGGCTCTTCGCTTTACGGACAACCTTAAAGTTGTGAGGTACAGGCACTGTCTCCGTGACAGTTTCATGGACTTCATGGGTGACTTCTTCGCCGTCAATCGTTTCCGTAACAGTCCGCATCACGGTTCTTGTCACTTCTTCGGAAACATCCCGGTGATACCAGATCAGGCTTTCCTCCGTAATCAGACAGTTCAAGTCCTCCGTGATCGCCCTGTGAGTGTATCCCGTTACGATACCGAAGCGCTCAAGCTCTGCCATACCCTGAGACCCAAGGTTGTTTGCGCCGGACGAAATCGCCATGGACATTCTCACGGAAACAGGTGTCGAATAACTGATTGTCTTCTCACCTGTTTTGAATCCGTTGGAGTCCGTCACATAGCTCTCGCCTGTCGGGTTGGAGTACCACAGTATTTCCTTATTCCTCTCCAAAACTCTCACGGTTATCCACCGACCTTTGCGAAGGCAGTCAGTCTGGAAAGAATGTCTTCGTCCCCGACACTGCCATAAGTCCGGTTCACACCGTTCTCTTCATGAGAGGTTTCACCTTCGCCGCCTCTTCTCAGGAAAAGCCTTGCTGCGAGTTCACATTGCAGGGTTTCATACCGTTCCGGAATGTCGCTTTCCGTCTTTCCGGTATCAAACGGATACAGCCTTTCCAGCATTTTATGGCATGCAAGGGAGAGGTAGACAAGAACAGTGTCATGAGTTGCTGTGGCATCATTCTCCACAAGGGTCTGCACCATCGTAACTTTCTGTGCTTCTGTCATGTCTACCATTCTCCTTTACTTAGAGACCCGTTTCCTGCCCGTTGCGGGCCGTCTCCCGGGCTTCTTCACTGTTTCAGGCATTTCTGCCTGTCCGTCTCCGGACGGAGCAGAGGCGGCTTTTTCAGCCGTTTCAGCGGCCTTTGCCTCGGCCTTCTGCTTCCGTTCCAGATCCATCATGTAGAGCAGCATTCCCATATCATGTTACTCCTTCTTCATCCTGCTTATTCAGCGGGAACATACATCCTGATCGCCTTGCTGGCATCGAACAGGTAGCAGGCTTCATGCTTGCTGCCCGTGATGACGGTGCAGAACTTCAGGATATTCCTGTCGGTTTCCACCAGCGTATCCCGCTTCAGGATCAGCCGCAGTGCGCCGGGCTTCACGATGTAAGCCTCTTCAGCAGTGGCGGCAGACTTCTTCAGCTTGTTGGACACGATGATCTGACATCCGTAAGCCTCGCCGACTGCTCCGCGAATCAGGCGGTCAGCAGCGATTTCAGAGGCAGGAAGCCAGGTGCTGTTGGTGTTCCGGATTTTGGTGTACAGCGCCGGGGAAACCACAGCGACCTTTTCACCCACATCAATATCCTCTCCGAACAGTTCAAGAGCGGCATTGATATCAGCGGGAGCAATCGCCGTAGAAGAGTTGGCGGTACTGTAAGCCATCGTGCCGGTAATCGCGTGCAGCGCCGCGAGCATTTCATTGTCGACCGCATTGGCGATGGCGGTAGCAATCTGCATAGCGGCCTGCCCCATCGGATCGCCGTAACCGGAGAGAACCGCTTCATCGGTCAGTTCCACACCCTGCGCAACCTTGTGAACAGCCACGGAAACCGTAGCGGCGTTCAGGCTGACAGGAGTCAGGGTAGAACCTTCTCCCAGTGTGGAAGCGTCTCCGATGTAGGAATAGGAAGGCAGATACAGGGTGTCACCCGGACGGCCCGCCAGCGTATTGTCTACTTCAGACAGCGGCAGGAACCGAATCAGATCATGCAGCTTTTTGTCAATCATATCAGCCATGACCTGAACTTTAACCAGATTGGCGAGTTTAGTCTCAGCCATTGTCACTCAACTCCTTACTGTTTTGTGAATTCCGAATAGAGTTCAGGATATTCTTCGAATACCTTTACCCTTTCCTTATAGCCCATCTTGTCAAACTGTTCTTTGGTGTACGCCTTTGCGACCGTCCCGCCGCCCTGAAGCGTCGGATTCGTCCGGAAGGCGTTCTCCCGAAGCTGTTTGTCATGGGCTGCAATAAATCTGCGAAGACCTTCAAATATCTTCACAGTCTCCCCGGCATTGATGGCTTCTGCCACTTCCTGTGCCAGTTCATCCTCAAAGCCGATGGAAAGCAGTTCTGACTTGTGTTTTGCGACATTTCTTTCAGCTTTGAGAGTTTCCAGTTCATTGCGCAAAGCGGCATTTTGCTCTTCCTGTTCCTTCTCAAGCCGTTCTTTCTCGGGAAGCATTTCCTGATACTGCTTTTTCCACTTCGATGCATCAGCGGAGGCGTTGGTATTGGCCTGTCTCAGTTTCCCGTTCTCGGCCTCCAACTGTTTGATCCTCGCCTCAAGCTCTTTCGCGGATACCGCCTTATCAGTTTCCTTCTCTTCCGGTTCCTGATTCTCAGTCCCCGGGTTGACAGTCTTCTCAGATTCATTAGCCATTGTTGTATTCTCCTTTGCGATTTAAGTCTTCTCTGACTCTTTTGCGATTAACGTCTTCTCTGACGATTTTATGTAAAAGCCTTGCGGCTCAAACATCGAGTACACTCAGGTCAAACGGTTCAACCTCTTCCATGATGTGGTGCAGCCATGCGCCCAGCGTCCGGCATTCCATCAGGAAGCAGTTCGTCTTGTAATGGAAATCCCTGCTCCCTTCCGCAAGCTTTGAAATCGCTATCGGATCACATTCAGCGTAAATCTTGCCGTACCGCTTCAGGAATGTGCAGAACCAGCGTTCATTCTTCTGGTAGACTTCCCGATTGTCTTTCGTCAGCCACGCCGTTGTCTGGAAATCGTAGAAGGCATCAACAACTGTTTTGCTGACCGTGATCTTGACCTGTGTCTGCATCCCCCTCCGTTTGAACTCTTCGGTGATCGCTGCACGCTGTTTCATCAGGTGATCATAGGTATCCAGTACAAACCGCCATCCATAACTCCGGCCCACGCTCTGAGGGTTGTTGCACCACAGATAGAAACTGGTTTTGATTTCCCCGATCCGCTCTTCTTTGCAGATGGCCTGTGCCAGTGTGTTGAAGTACACATCCTCATGCAGCGTCAGCCTGTCGCAGAACCGGATATTGTTCTTCTTCAGCCACTTGCGCCGGAACATTTTCCCGTGAATGAAAATCACGTCCCTGCCATGCGGCATCAGTTTAATGGCTCCGTCCTTCGGGACTTCTTCAAGAAAATGGCTGTAATACATGTCCTTGTCGTTGTCCGTAATCGCGGAGAACAGAACCGCCAGCCCCAGTGTTGAGCTGATCTGGTCGTCAAAGTCACAGATCATAACCCAGTCCGCTTTTGAAGCGTCAAGCCCTGCGTTTCTGGCTCTGGATACCCCGCCATGTGGGATTGTGATATTCGTCACCCTGTAGGGATATTCAAGAAACAACTCATCCGGCAACCTGCTTTCCTCACCGTCATTGATGAGGATGACACCCACATCCTGAAAGTTGATGTTCCTCTGTAGCGCCAGCATGTCAAAAAACGGCTTGCCCAGAGAAAACGGGCTTTTGTAGTGGGTGACAATCAGATCAAGACTTCCCGTATCAATCTCTCCCTTCTGTCACTGTTCCAGTGTAATCCAGCACCGGCAGTTCACATTGTTCTGTGCCAGGTCGAAACCTCCCGGAGCCATAGCGGAATCACCGTCAAATGTGTAAAACAGGTCATTGATCCCGACAACCGCCCCCTCAAGATAGTCGTGCGTATCCCGGACTTTCTCGTCCATCATGGTATTCCAGCGCTTCCTGACATTCTTTCCACTGAGCTGTCCTGCATTGACTACTCCCGTATTGTAGTCCCGATGCATTTCAGTGTTGATGATCCGTTCAACCCCATCCTCAGACAGTTGGTCAATCTGTTCCCTCAGTCTGTCTCTGAAAGTTTCCCCGTCAATCATCAGGTTCACAGTGGTATCGTCAATCCCGTCCGGCATCCGGACAGGCCCGACAACCGTTTCCGCATCCCGCCATCCGAAGGCGTAAATCAGGCACAGGACGAAATCAACATAATCGCAGAACCTGTCAATCCGTTCTCTGTCAGGCTTTCGCCGTCTCGCTTCCCGGATCAGGATACGGCTTTCTTCCCTGACAAGGTTCAGTTCGTCCCAGTCAAACAGGTTAGTCGGCATCCGGCTTCACCTGTTTCCCGTCTGTTCCCCCTCCGTTCTGCTGGCCTTGCTGCATTGCTGCCTGTCGTTCCTTCTCTGCCTCTGCTTCCTTCTTCCGGTTCTGCTCATCGAACCACTGCATGCCAAGCAGATAAGCCTCCTCAGTGTCCACAAACAGCCCGGAAGCCTCATACGCGCACTTCGGATGGACTTTATCATTCGCCAGCATGGTGGTCAGTGTCTGGCTCTTCGACAGGATATTTTCGTAGTTCCGTCTCGTAAACTTCACATCAATGTCAGACGGATCAAAGGAAATATCCGAAAGCCCATCACAGATGACTGCCACCACCTGAAGCATTTCCTGCTCCGGCAGCTTGAACATCGCTTCAAAGTCCTGCGCTCTGGTTTCCGCTCCCTGCCATCCGTTTTTCAGGACGACAGCGCCGTTGTTGGAGCTGTCAGACGTTCCGGAAGCAGACTGAGAAGGAACCCCCACAATCTGAAGCACCGCCTGATACAGGTCGTCCTTCAGTGTCTGGTTCTGCGCCTGATCCAGTTGTTCAGACAGAACCTTAATGTCCGCTTTCGAGTCCCCGGTAGACTTCAGCAGGATCATGCCCGCCTCCCGGATGGTGTCAGCGGTCGTCCCTTCCTCAACCTGACAGTTGTACAGCACCAGAAGGCTCTGCACAAACTGTTCAACCGCTTCCATACGGGCAGAGTCGAAATCATTGATCGCGTCCAGCATGGACAGGACGGTTTCAAAGCAGCCCTGTCTCGCGCTGTTGTTCTGATACTCGATAATCGGGATCAGGCCAAAGTTGTTTGCTTCCACAGCGGGCCTTCCGCTGCCATGGATGAAGGTATAGCAGGCATCCTCCGTGTAGACCGTGAAGGTTATCTGCTGATTCTCATCCGTCACATAGTTGACCCCGGCGACAACCCGTTGCGTATAGTCATTGGCCCGGATAACAAACGTGTCTCTCGGATCGAGTGTGAACAGGTCAAACGGGCTTCTCAGCAGAGGATTCTGATTCTGCACCACATAGCGGTATCCGACCCCGGCAATCTGAGTCCATTCAACCAGTGTTTTGTCCTTTGTGCGCTTCCCAATGACCCGCATCGCTTTATTCAGCTTCCCGACGTTCCGCGAAACATCTTCCCCGCCGACGGAAGAAATATACTGAACCGGTTCCCCGACCAGATATCCGGTTTTGAAGCTGACAATCTCATTCGCCCGGTTCTCACAGACGTGCTGAGTCAGCTCATTCCGGATTTCACGGTTCCGGAACAGGACAGGCTGCTTCCCCTTGTAGTAATCCCACAGGTATTGAATCTCCTGACGATTGATCAGATGTGTGATATACGCCTGTTCCACCACGTTACAGATGTTTTCAGCGGTAAGCTGCTTCTCAGAGGTGAAAATAACCCGCCGACCGAACAGATTCCGGCCCAGCGCGCGAGCAGGGACGCTTTCACTGCTCTGATGATTGCTGTTCACTTCAGACAATGCCCTTCACCTCCGGTAAAAAAATTGCATGACTGCTTTTTATCGCAATCATGCGTTCATATTTTGTCCGGATAAACCGGTTCATTCGCGAAACGGCCCCGAAATGAGGGAATCGGAGCCGCCAATTCAAGGAGGGACTCATCAGAATGCCTCAGACTGATTGATCCATCTGTAAAATACACCAGAAATACAATTTTGTAAATACAAAGCATGAATTTTGTCCAATATATTGACGTTTTCCACATTTTTCAGCAGGAAAACCACCACATATTGACTGGTTGCATGCAACTAACGCCGCCTGAACCGTAGGTAATACAGCAGAAAAGCCAACGTTCGTGTTTTTCAGCGGATCGCCACGGCTTTTCCCGATGCCAGGAAAGATTGTCAGCTGATTTTCCACCGCAAAACACGAACATTATCATAAATTTAGCGGTAAACGTTCGGATTTAGAACAATCTTCGCACAATCTGCACTTTGTTGCCAGCGAATCCCTGAATGTATCGGCTCAGTTGGGCGAAAGCGTCAGGAACGTCATCATGTTTGTTCTTCCCTTCGAGGCTGTAGGAAGTCAGAAGTTGAATCATTTTCCTGTATTCCCGCCATTTTTCTCCGCGAATCACAGAATCGTCCTTAAAAATGCAGTGTTCCATCACCCATGGCGCTTCAACAAGGATTTTTGTCTCTTTGTTCTGCTGAGTCCATTTGGTTTCAATCTTTGTCCGGCAGTTCCGCTCCCTGACTGCCTGCTGAACGTCAGCCGCCAGCTTCCCGCCCGCCACATTGCTCTCAAACCGGATCATATGCGGGTTCCATTCGCAAATCTTGCTGACAAGGTTCGTTTCAACCACGTTCGGAGCATAGTTTTCACACAGGCAGTCCTCAACATAGAATTTATTCCCGTACTGGAACACGATGGGCATCACGCAGTAGTCGGCCCCGGTCGTTTTCGTGTCGCATACCCCGATAATCGCGTCAGGATCGCCTTCAGGCAGTTCGAAATACCGTTGCAACTGGTCAGGCGGGTACAACTGCCCTTCCCGTTCAATCGGTTCATTCATGTACAGGGCCTTCCAACTGGCCTTGTCCATGATTTCCCGCTGCTCCCGGTAGAATTCCGTGCTGAACCCGATCCCATACGGATAATCAAAATTG